GGCGCTGTTCGTAGTCCTTGCGGGCAATCGCGGCCATCATGTCCACCAACATCGAGTTGATAGCGGCCAGCATCCGGTTGGTGAACTCGTCGCCCTTCGTGTCGGCAATGCCCTGGTGGCTGGTCGGCAGGTCGAGCGCGACGATGCGCAGCCCCTTGGAATCGATCGCGGTCTTCAGCTTTTGCCAGTCATCGGCAGGCAGGCGAGAGAGGCGGTCAATCGATTCAACCAGGAGCACGTCGCCCTTCTTGGCATCCTTCAGCAGGCGCAGCAGCTCGGGGCGATCGGCCTTGGCGCCGCTCTCGTTCTCCAGGTACTCGCACGCGATGTGCTGGCCATGGTTGGCGGCGAATTGCTCCAGGGCGTCACGGGCGCGGCTGGCGTCCTGCTCACTGGTTGAGGCGCGAAGGTAGGCGCGAACGAACATGGCTGATCTCCCTGTGTTGCATTTAAGGTGCTCACTTAATAGTGTTGCACTTTAGACGTACCACAAAAGGAAATAAAGCCCTTTTTGCTCGTATTTGCCCGTATTAGCTCAGCTATACCTTTGTGAACGGTGGGCTAGTCGTCAGCAATTGCCGGGATGAGGGGCATGACGTCAGCAATTGCCGGGATGGGTCATGTCGGCAATTAGTTAGTTAATGACGATATGCCCCCCTCTGCGGGCGCCATTGTCGACATGGGTATGATTTCCGGTGATTGTTTTTCAGAGGCCGAGCTGCTGAACGATAGCGGCAGGGTCGGTGCCACGCTGCAGGGCACGCCGGGCGTCACGCTGCATTGTGTCGATACACTCGTTCTCGAACTTCTCTGCCATTCGACACGCTTTCTTCACAATCAAGACAGCGAGTTCTCTAGGAAACGGGACAGATTCTTGCGCTGGGCGTCCGTAAGCAATCGACACTGATTCTCTCCGCTGGTGTTGGGTATGCCTGCCACCGCCCAACCAATGAAAGGCGCGCAGGCTGTCGGGGTTTTGGCCCTGGCACTAGCCGACTGATCCAGTTTTGCCCCACCTAAACCCTGCCGGCTCGTTCCCGTGCGGCCTTCAGCTTGTCAGCCAAGCCCATCTTGAAATCTACGGTCACGTCCAACTGCTGCCGGTCGAGCCCCAGGAGGCGCGCCTTGCCCATCGTGGCCGATACCGCGGCAGATGGTCGATCAACCGCTAGCGCACGCGCCCTGGCTGCCTCCAGCTCGACTAGCAGGCTGTCTACGGTGTCGCCGTGACGTTCCAGGATGGGCTCACGCAGTTCTGCCAGCCTCGCCCTGATCTCGCCCTTCTGCAGCAGCTCATAGCCCTTGTTGTTCACCGTCTCCGGTTTCATGTTCTCCGCGTTGTAGGCCCGTCGATAGGCCTCGCTCGCGTTGCCTGTCTCGATGTAGGCCAGACAGAAAGCCTCTTGTTTGGGTGTCATTCCCGGATCGCCTTCACTGAGCGCGCCGAATGCATGACGGCATTACGCTGGATGGCTTCCAGGATGGTGTTGATACGCTCGCGTACCTCTTCCGGGACGACAGGGCTGTTCCCATAGCGGACGCCGTTCGGCTCGATCTCGTCCTGGGTGGCGATGAAGAGCAGCTTCCCTGCAAGGTTGCTGAGAGCATCAAGCGCAATATCGTTGCGCATCTCGACACGGTTCCGCATGACGCCTGGCTGCTGGCACGCTCGAGCGTGGGCATTCGTGCTTTGTGCTACTTCCTTCACTTCAGCCCAGGCGGCGCCGACTTCTGCGAAAGCCGATTCCAGCTTGGCCCATGACGCCTGTAGCGATCGGCAAGCGCCGGGGATTGCCTGCTCTGCGGTCTTCACGGCGGCAACGCGCTCGTTGATACGCTGGTCATGCTTGCGCCGATCCAAGGCGCGCCCTGCTGCGTCGAGCGCAGTTAGCTCGTCCTGGAGCTCGCGCAGTTCCTGTTTAATGGCTGGTACGCGCTTGGTCGCGTTATCGTCGCCCTCTGCTGCGGCCAGTGCTGCGGCTTCGTGTTCGCCTTGGAGCTGTTCCTGGCGCATTCCCAACGCTTGGCGGCGTGCGTCGAGGCTGTTTTCTACTTCGTCGATGTTGCGGGCGGTGGCGGTCATGGTTTGTTCCTCGTCGGGTTTGGATTATTTGCGGCGTGCTCGGGTGCGGCCAGCGTCGGCCAGCAGCTTCACCAGGGCGGGGTCAGATCCGGCGCCCATGTCGAGCACTTGGCCGGCGTTGGGTACGGACCGGGAGAGGCGAGCGGCTTCGGCCTTGGCGTATGCCAGGTTCCGGTCGAACTCGCTTCCCCAGGCAGCGCGCAGGGTAGAGAGGCAGCGCTCGTTCCTGGCCTGCAGGCTTTCGTAAGAGGTGATTGGGTTGGAGACGGCATCCTTGGCGGCGCTCATCAGCGCTCGGATGTGGTCACGCCCGAAGCCTGCCTCAACCGCGAACTGCTGCAGGGCGGTGCTGCTCGCGTGGAATGCATTGCTGTCCACTTCCTCGCCGTTGATCCGGTCTTCCCGCTCCATGCTTTCGTAGAAGTCGGCCAGCTCGGGGTAGTGCTGATCGGAGGGAACCTGGTTCTCGCTCATGCCGTAGAACGATTCGGCGATGCTGTCGGTGAGGGATGTTTGCTCGATGTGCGCTTCCGGCGCCTGGTTGACTGGCTCGGGGGCTTTTCCGCTACCCAGGAGAGAATCAGGCGCGTCCGGTGGCGTAACAGGGGTGCCATAGAAGGCGTTGGCGATGCTTTCGTAATCCATTGGTGTGCCTCTTACTCAAGCCCGAACGGGTCGAGGTGTGTTTGGGAGGGAGCCAGCAGGTAGCTCTGGCCGTTTTCCTTCTCGATGCGGCGTTCCATCCGGCGCAGCGATCCGGGGTTCAGCGCTTCTTGCACGCTGTACAGAACCAGGTAATCGAGCGCGGCGCGGGTGTAGAACAGGTTGAGGAACGGGGTCTGCTGAATGCCGAACCGGACGGCTGCAGCGGCTGCGTCGTCGCCATCGCGGACGCGGTAGAGCACGTCGGCCAGCCCTTCGACGGCGCCCGCTGTCGGGCCTGCCAGGGAGCCGATCAGGCCGCCACCGAAGCGGTTGGCCTCGCCGAAGATGAAGTCGCCATAGATGCCCAGGGCGCCGCCTTGGAGCATTGCCGCCACCCAGGTCTTCGCGTCATCAGCTGGGCGGGGCTCTCGGCCTTTCAGGAGATCCTTGGCGGTCATGGCGCCGTACCCGAAAAGGGTGGTCCAAACCAGTAACTGAGCGATGCCCAGTTTTTCGCCGTTGCCGTTGCGCAGCGCCTGGATCAGCTCCCGACCGGCGCCGTCGGCATAGGCGCTCGGTGTATACCCGCGCCCGTAGAGCTCACGCCCGAATGACTTCTGCAGGATGGCCACCGGGAAGGCTTTGAACTGGCCGACGAAACGCAGGAGTTCGCCAGCAACGGTGCCGGGCTGTGTACCGCGGCGCATGATGGCCCGCGTTCTGGCATCAGGCTCGATGACGGCATAGCTGGCACGGTCGGTGATGTAGCTGCGCAGCTGGGCGCCAAGCTCTTCACGCAACTCTGCTACTGCGGCGGTGTTGGCTGTGCGGCCCTTGCTGGTGAGGTAGGCGGCCAGGTCGGCCTCGGGGATCTCGTCGAGCCCCTGAGTGGTCATGTACTCACGGCCATCGGCCAGCTTGGCACCTGTGCCGCGCACCAGATCCCAGCGCCCCGCGTCGAAGTCGAACAGCTCAAGGGTTCGGCGAAGATCCGGGTTCATCTGGTCCCAGTTCATCGTGCGGTTGTACGCCAGATGGTGGCTCATCATCAGCGCCGCGGTGCTGCGCATCGTGTCGGTCCACCAGGTCAGGCCGTTCAGCTTGAAGAATTTCTGCTGTAGCCCGCTCATCTTGCCGCCCAGGGAATCATCGGCGCTGAATTTGGAAACCACGTCGCCGCGGACGTTATCGAAGAACACGCCCAAGCTGGACAGGATCTCGCGCTGCTCCGCTGGCTTCTTGCCCTTCACCATTCCACCGATCAGGGTGCCCATCGATGAGAGCATCCCTTTGCCTTGGTAGCGCATTTCACTGGCGGCGACCGGAAGGTCAGTCACGGCCGAGATAACAGCGCCGCCCAGCTTGGCCATCGACTGCAAAGCACGGATGTTCGAGGCGACTCGCGCGGCCTGCTGGTTCACTGCCAAGCGGGCGGTCCCGTCCACTTCCGCGAAACGGGTCTTCAGCCAGCCGCGGCGATCGGTCTGGAAGCGGCGCATCTCCACCGGCTTGTCCATCAGATCGCGCTGCAGCTCGTCGAGGATCGCTTCCCAGTTGCTTTCGGGATTGGTGCCCAGGCGGCGCATCAGTCCGGTGTTCTGGCCTGCCCGGTCCAGGCCTCCCAGGAATGCCTCACGCAGCGAGCCAGTGCCGTAGGCCTTGTTGTATTGGTGCCAGGACAGGCCGTCCTTGAAGTGCAGCACGCGCTCGGCGCTGACCTTTTTGGCGAGGTTGCGTGGGCCTTTGAAGCCAGAGGCCTCGGGCGTGGATGCCTTCAGGTGAACGCCGGAGACCAGCCCGTTATAAGCGGCCAATAGGAACTCGCTGCGGTCGGTCACGCTCTCGAAGGTGCGCTCGTCGAGTAAGCCGCTGATCTCGTCGCGCCATTGTGCGAACCCAGCGCGCTCCAGTTTGTACGGGTCGTGCGACTGGCGAACGATGTAGCCCGGAAGGTCGCGGATCTCGGCGCCGGCCCGGTTGGCATCCGACCGAGCGGCGGTCTGGTACTTCTGCATGATGCGGGCGATCTCGACCGACTCCCGGTCCAGGCCATCGAGCGGGCGATCAGTACCGATACGCCAGAGAGCGTCGGTTATCTCGGAGTCGTTGTCGCCGCGGGTCAAGAACGGCAGCAGGTCGGCCTGTTCCATGTCATTCAGGAAGCCCGCGATATAGGCGTTCGAGAGCTGTTTCTGTTCGGCAGCGACTGAGCGGCGCGCCCCGGCCCGGGCTACGTTTGTTCCAACCAGGAAGGATTCCAGTCCAAGGTCAGGACGGTCTGACCAGGTGCTGCGGATGTAGCCGATAGCCTCCAGGCGGCGCCGTGCGTTGATGGCTGCGTTGCGCTTCTCCAGCTTCGCAGCCTGCAGTGATTCGGCGGACAGGTCGTCGGCAGCCTTCAGGGCGGCATCTTCGGCGCCCAGCATCTCATCGGCAGCGCGCAGGGCCTTGATTCGCTGCTGCAGGCCATCGACTAGCTCGACCATCTCCTGTTCGTTCAGCTCGCGTCCAGCAGCCTTGGCGGCGGCTTGAATCGTGTTGATGCAGTCTAGAGCGGCCATTAGTTCCTCAGCTGGCAGAGTGCGGCGGCACGGTAGGCGGCGGCATAGGTTTCGGCGTCGGCCAACAGTTCGTCGGCCTCCCGGTAGATCGATGCGGGGTTGATGCCGGCCTGACGGACCATCTCGTCGGTCAGGGCCAGTTCATCGGCCAGCAGCTTGTCGAGCGTGGCCGGGTCGGCAATGTCTTTGGTCTTCAGCGCGTCATCGGCGGCGCGGCTTGCGCGCTCGGCGGCAGGGTCGGCGCTACGGGTTGCCGGTTGCTTGATCTGCTCCAGGGCGGCGGGTCGCTTCACTGGGTCGGCTAGATCGAAAACGGCCTCGATGCTCACTGGTCGGCCGGTGACGGACTGAGCAACTGCAGCTCGCAGGGCGTTCTCCCGAACCTGCCAGGGGGCGGCCTCGGCCTTTGCCCGGGCGGTGTCTTTCAGATCGAAGCCGCGGGCAATCTCATCGGCGCGTTCGGCGATGCGAGCCCGGTAACTGTCGGGGATCTCGCCGCGACGAATGCCGGCCAGGTCGGCGCCGGCTTGTTCTGCCTGACGGTTCAGTTCCAGCTTGGAATCGATCTCGCCGCGCTTAGCTGTCAGCTGCTGCCGCTCGCCCTCTATCGCCTCGCGTGCGGCACGTTCGGCCTGTTTACGGGGGAGGGTGGCCTGGAACTCTTTAGCGCGAACCTTGAAGCTCTCGTCGAGCTGTTCGAGAGCGACCTGGACGGTTTCCCGCTCTGCCTTCAGGTCGCGCACGTTCGGCTGTCGGCCGGCTGTCGAGCTCTCCAATTCGGCGCGAATGATCGGGGTCAGCTCATCAGCGGCTTGGCGGGAAGCGGCTGCGGCCATGGTCGAACGATCGGCCTCGATGCCCCTTGCCAGGGAAAGGCGGAGGCCTTCCATCGAATCATCACTAATACGGCCCAGGGCTTGCGGCAGCGTTGCTGTGCTGCGTTCGGCTGGCGTGCCAATAGACCGGGGCGCCTCAGCGTCGATCGTCGCAAGCGTGCGCGCCTTGATGGCGTCAGAGACATATCCGCCGACACTGTGCAGGCCACCGCCAAGCACGGTGCCGAATGTCACGTTTAGCAGACTGTCGGCCAGGTCGTAGTCGGCCTGCTCGCGCTTCGCTGCATTGAGAACGATCGGCTCGACCAGGGCGGTACCCACTGCGCCCTCCAGCGCACCCACACCAGCACGAACACCGAAGCGGCCCGCGGTGCTGCCTGTCTTGGCCAGCATCGCGGCGTAACGGGTCGGGCCGATTACCGGCACGAAGGCGGCTGCAATGTTGACAGGGTCAATGGCAGAGGCCGCAAAACCAGCCAGCAGCTGGATCGGGATGGTCGAGGCGGGGGCGTTGTCCAGGATGAATTTGCGCTGATTCTCGGCCCGCTTGCGCTCGATCAGGATGTCCAGTGCTCCGGCGCGAATGCCAGAATCCTCAACGGTGAGGTCAAGGCCTTCTTCCTTGATGCGAGCGCGGGCCTGCTCTGCCGTCAGTAGCGGCGTCTCAGGCTCGGCACGGCGCTCCGGGATGCCGTAGGCCGGATAGGCCTGCATCTCGATTGGCCCCTTTTCGGCATTGGTCAACTCGTTGTTTCTGACAGCAGATGGCAAGGGAGAGCGAACAAAACTCTCGACTGCAGCAGCCTCGCCGGCATCGAACTGGCCAGTAACAACGTCGTCCAGAATGTTGCGATCGCGCCGAATAATCAGCCCGTCGGTATAGAGCGTCATTCGGTCACCAGCCCAGCGATCCCGGCCAGCAAGGCGTCGGCGTTCGCAGTGATCTCGGCCAACTCCCGGTCGATCTCGTCCATATCGATGCCGAGGCTTTCGGCGTCACGCTCAAGCAGGGCGTATTCCTCTGCCATCAGCTCCAGAGCTGTCTCCAGATCGGTGCCGTCTGGTCCGTTCGCATAATCGGCAGTGCTTTGCACCGCGCGCAGGTCAGGCTGGCTCAATGGTCCACCCTCCTTGATTGCTGAAAAGGGCGTCAGCGAGCCGCTGCGCGCGTTCGTGTGCTTCTTGCTCGGTGTCGCCCTGCAGAACCACCA